CCAGGCATAATCTCCGCCGATGACAGGAAACGACGAACACTGCTCTAACAACCATAACAATGTTGCAGTGGGAAACCGATTGAATTTGTAAGAATCCATATATTGAATATGGTCGCCATTGTTGTAAAACTTATCAATGTTCAAATCAACTATAGTATGCTGAACATTATGTTGCCTGCAAAATTTTTCAGCATAGTATAAGTCTCTTACGTTGATGGGTGCGCCGCCCATCAGCAATCTTAAGGTCATTGCTTTGACAGGTATGTTTCTGTCTAAACATACCTTAATAATACATTCACTATCTGCACCACCGCTATAGAAGACTTCTATAGGTAAATTGGCACCGCTCAAATGCATTTCAAATGCATCGTGAATGGTGTTAACGTTTCTACTCTCAACGTCAAGTAATTCTAACGTAAAAGTATTACTCTCTTGTCCAAAAGTTAGGGTGTGTTTTCTGTAATTGTCTATTCCAGAATACCAAGTTTTTGTAGTCATCAGCTATTTAATCTGGCATTACTTGCGACTCTCAAGGATAAAGTCACGAACACGCTCACGGTCAATGCTATCATACACAGGCTCTTCACCGTGACTGCGATACATTTTTTCAAGCTTACGGGTAGCATCAATGACTTCGGCCTGAGTAGCGTCTACGTCTTTGTAGATGCCATCAACTCCGTTATAGAAGCTAAGCACATAGCTGACAAAATCTTCGTTACCCATAAAAAATCTCCTTAGAAGCTATATTATGACTATAGCACCAAGGAGACCTTTTGTCAACCGTTTTTTTTTACTTTTTTGGATTCTGATTTACAAAATCATACATCTTTTGAGCGGTCTCAAGGACCTTATCAAGACCAGGAAACTCCGGAACAGAGACTTTGGTAACAATCTTACCATCGTCATCCTTCGCTTGCGATACTTCCCAGCCAAACAGTTTAGCTTTATATTCTTCAATGACTAGCTTTTCTGCTAGACCTAAAATATCAGAACGGATTTCATATCCATTCTTATTGAACTTAATCTCAGGAAGTCCCGGAATCTTGTTATCACTCATAATATATTTCCTTATAAAATGGTTGTAATGAATGCGTAGGTTAGAACCATCATCCCTGAAATCGTGGTGATGAATCCGGCCCGCGCCGCATATAGTGCTTTATTTGTCATTATTACTTTTCTTCTTTCTTCTTCTGTGTGTTAAAAATAGCCTTTGCAGCTTCCTGCATAGACTTTGCGGTTTCTGTATAAAATGATTTATCAGTAACAGTTTTATGCATATTGCTGGCAGTAGTAAAACCAACCTCAATTGCTTTCTTAGTATACTCGGTTTGAGCATCTACAAAATCATGCATATTTTTTGCTAGACCTTCATGCTTTACAAAAGTATCTACAAAAATCTTCTTTGAAGCTTGGATAGCCTCAGCGGTATTTTCAATCAAAACTTTAATCATTGATGGTCTCCTTAGTTGCAACGACCGAGAAGGTCTCGGCTGTCAAAAAACTCAGACTTGCTAAGACCATTGCTGCGATCCTTATCAGCATAGCTAAAGAACTTAGGCTGAGTGCGGCATCCTGCGCCAGTTAATTCAGTAAGGGAGATTTCCCCGCTAGTGTCTGCATCAAGCTTGGTGAACAATTCAGTCTTCCAAGAAGCGAGTGCTGGGGTTGATAGTGTGAGGGCCATAAGCAGGCCGATAGTGATATTCTTCATAATTTTTTCCTCTGTGTGTGATGTAGCTGTTGCTACGTTTTATTTATGCTGCAAGTGCGAACAAAAACAAATACTATTTAACCGAATCTAGGTAGCTTTGAAAGTCTCCATATAGTGTCATCATCATCGCTATTCTATGATCATAAAGTTTAATATACGGTTGTTTCTTGCCATTGTCAAGAAGTTTAACGCCGATGTAATAAGGACATTTAACCTTTTTATCAAGCATTAGTGTATATTTCCCCCAATTACTTCCCCCTGTAGTACCCTTGGGAGGAATAAAATTGAAGTCATAATAAGCTATCTTAGCTCTATCAAATGCAACCATACCAACATCAGTAAGCCGTAATCCGGAACCAACTCTTCCTGTAACAAACCAATCAAATACTAACTTATCTGGTGCAATGTCCTTCCAAGGAAAATCTGGATCATCCTTAGCTTCATTTAGTATTAGTTTTACTATTTCAATTTTGGTCTTGGGATAAGTCATCGGGGTAGACCGTTCTACCGCTGTTCATAAACACAACAGTAAACTTATCAGTCTTGAATTGCGCATTCAACTTTCTGCACAGATTTCTAGCATGACCTGGATTTGAAAAGCTTGTTTTCTTGTATTTGGGAGCCACATCATTAGCTAAGTAATGCGAAGATTTCAAGTTGATTGGCTGGTCGTCATAGAACACCGCCCAAATACCCGCAGCCTCAACGATTTGGTCGCACTTGTATGTCTTCTTATCTACATACTCTACTATTACGGTAGCTTGAGTTCTGCTCATTAGAATGAACCACCCTTAATCTGAACATTAATTATCTCGTTTTTGTCACTATTGCTTGATAATTCATGTAAGTCCGCTAAAAGTCTAGTAATGTCATCCCTAAGCCCACGAGCATCCACAATGGACAGAACAATGTCTTTGTTCATTTTGGATTCTACCACGGACATTTTGTCCATAAACTTCTTAATATGCAACATGATCTATGTATTTATCATGCTTTCTGCTTCTGCTTTGGTTTTAAAGGGTCCTAAATATTTATACCGTTGTATGAAGATATACTTAGGACATAGCTGCACGGATTTAACTCCGTTTTGATCAACGACAAAGTATCCAGCAGTATGCAAGCATTTACTTTTTTTAGTTTTCGTAAATAAATGAAGCCCTCGGGTAACGTCATATACTGAATTATATACTCGTGCAGTAGTAGGATATTCTGCATATGGTATAGCGGGTTTTACCTTAGCAGTGTCAAAACGCTCAAATTTAATTTGTGTTTGTTTCTTAAGTTCTTCTGCGTTGTTGAACTGAAGGAAGGTGCCGTTAATTTGCACCCCGTATCCAGCGTTGTTTGCTTCAATGTTCCCGACCTTTTTATGACCGTCAGTGACGATCCAAAATTGGTTCTTAACGATTGGTTTTGCGACTAGTTCAGTCATTGTATTCCTTTGTTAGTGCCTTAAACAGGTCTTTCTTATGCTTCGGTGTCCAGTGCTTTGCAGTAACTCCGCAGTCACCGTGCTTACGCTCAAGATCGCAATAGCTAGTTTCAGCTTTAATACGCTCTGGGCCAGTCACCGGATCAATTACATCACGGGCCGGCTTGATAGACTTAGCACATTTGTACATAAATCCCTTAGCACCTATTCGGCCACCGAACGTAAAAATATTGTTCGCTATGCTCATCTTGCTAAATTTGCAATCTTTACAGAGATATACAGGGTCAATTGGCATTGAGAACTCCTTTGTAGGGAGAGTTGAGCCACTTTGCATACGATTCACTTTGGTCGCTGATGCGAGTAAGTTCATACTTACCACAGAACTTCATAAGATGAATGCCTACGCTAGGAGTCAATTCAGTGCGGACGTTTTCACGAATGACAGTATCAACTGCAAGCTTGATATCGTCAGGCTGTGCTGTAAGGTCGATCAAAGTGCGATTGCGTTCGTAATCATCCTTGACGCGGTGTTCTTCGCTATTATGATCGACCCAGCGTTGAAGCATCATGTTATTCCACTTGAAGCCTTGCTTTTCACGGTCATCAAATGCTTCACGAATACCTACACTATTCTTGCTACCCTTCTCACGAACACCGGGATATGCGCTGAACACATTGTCAGTTGCGTCACCGCGAATAATCTTCTTGAACAATAGATACTCCGGGTCCTCAAGCAACTTGTGTTCGCCAGTCTTCTTGTCCTTTACAGGCTTACCACGGTCATTAAAGTAACCGTCAAGCTTAATCAACTGACCAGCAACACCGTTATATTGATGAACATTCTCTGAAATCAACTGCACAAAGTCAGTATCGGACGAAATGATAAAATGCTCATCATCAGGGTGTAGATGAACGAACCGAGCAATGATATCGTCTGCTTCTGCATTGGGAACACGCAATACACTAGTGTTAGTCTTCTCACGCAGGAACGTAGTGAACTGTTCATACGTTTCCCAAAACATCTTGTTTTCTTCGACTTCCCGTTCGGTCATTGCGGACTCATCAAGCTTACGATGAGCCTTGTACTGCGGGTAGAAGTCTTTACGCCAGCTACGACCCTCAAGACAGAATACCACATGATCTACGCCAAACATGCGTTGAACTTGATTTACGCTAGACATAGTAAGATGCATAGCCATGCCAATCTTCTCCCATGTGTCAGTGTTGCGATTAGCAACATGCCGAGCGCGGAAGAAAGTATTAGCTGTGTCAATCAATGCGTATTTCATGTGGTACTTTCTCTGTTAATATATACATATATTACGCTATTTTGCGCCTATTGTCAAGCTTTATTTTGTCAAGGAATCGGTCAGGATTCAAATCAATTGTTGAAAACATTCCGGCATGTTCAATCATAAAAGGTAAAAACTGCGGCTTGATTTTCTTAATAGAATCGTATGGATAGTTTACAATAGCATTAGCAATGAAGTGCTGTAGGTCCTCAATATCAATATTATGCTTAGGGTCTAACCACTCCAATTTCTTGTCACTGAATATTCCCATTCGGAACCTTTTCCATTCAGTTTTAATGAAATTTTCTAGGTCACGAATTTGTTCAGTACTACCGTAATACAAATCAATGAAAGTCTGCGGGGATGCCACCGGTCTAGAATATTCTAATAGACGTTCAGCAGGATCGGCTCTAGTGGTGATACCATATCCAAGCACAAGAGTTTGTGCTTGGACAATGATATACAACCAAGAGTTATTAGAGGGTAGAGTTTGCAATTTTCTGCCTCATTGAAAGGGGAAGAGAATCATAAATGTCATGCCGTGCAGTTGGAGTCGGAGCATACACATACGCAGTCGCATCACTTGTTACTGGATGGGTACCTCCTAAACGCTTATAAATCTTAGACACGATTGCAAGAGCGCAGTTGTCAGCGGGTGACCCGCCCCTACGGTTCTGTAATTCCATCCAAGACTTGTATGTGGCAGAAGTTACTATACGCAACTGTCCCATACTAACAAAGAACGTTTTAATAATTGCATGAATATCATTCATAAACTGATCATATTCCTTCCCCTTAAGAGGAACTCCTGCAAGATTAAGACCCTTGTACAAATTGCCATAGAACCCAAAAGCAGCCGAATCCAATGCAGTCCCGTGCCAGTACTTGTTGTTAGTCTTCATGATGAATTCGAATTCATCCAAATCAGCTTCATCATAACCGGCGATATCTTCAACACGAGAAGTGGTTCCCGCCATACCCTGCTGCTGATGCTTTTTGGGAAGAGGAATTGCGAATTCACGTTCGCAAATCTTCTGCTTCTTAGCAGCAAGTGCATACTTGTCCCTAGGACCAGCATCGTTGTAAAGCGAAAAGCTACGAACATAAACTCGGTGATAGTCGTAAGGTTCCCAGGGTTTGCTGCCTTCACCGTTGCGATAAAGCGCGGCACGTGCAGCAAAACTTTCTTCGTCGGTTTCAATAATCCAGCAGGGGTATTCCATATCCATCCAATTGGACTCATCGTAACCTTCCCAAAGGCCACACCGAGCCATTGCAGACATTACAGTTACCGTGTGCATGGAATCGAACAACAACAACTCGGTAGAACCCATTAAGCAAACAACATATGCAGGACTCAACAGTCGCCTATCAAACTTAGCCAGCACAGTGTTGGTGCAATGTGCGTGATCTAGTAGCCGCTGAACTTCTTCCGGTACTAGTATAGCCTTCAGCGGCTTCATGACGCCTTTAGGAATAATATTAGGATCAAATGTGATATTGTTAGCTTTATAAAAGTTAATAGCCTTCATGAAATCAGGATCAGCTAGCAACTCATCAGACAAGTCTTTCAACGATTTGTTGACTAATTCAGACTTCTTCTTTGATAGTGGGTTTTCGATGGTACTTAGGTCAACTTTAAGATTGCCCTTAGCAAACGTAATCTTAGTTTTAGTGGTCATTAAATTTTCCCGTGTATTATTAATCAGTATCCTTAATGTACTACTATTTTACACAAATGTCAACCAAAATTATCCAAACGTGAATAAACTTAAGGGTGAAGGGATAGGCTGCTCAGGTTTCTTTGAGAATACCATGATGCCTTCATCCGTGTTCAAGTCTACTTTAGCACTTGGTCTAGTTATATTTTTCAATGTGAGTGTTTCTACATAATGAAAGCCTAAGCTTTCTGCAATGGCTCTCGTATCAGAACACAATTTGTAATCTAAAAAATCTTTAATATTGATAAGCATCTTGCCATCATCAACTAGATATTTGCTGATATTTTCTATTGTAGGTCGCAGATAAGTATCTAGCCATTCTTGATATGTAGTTCCAGGTTTGAATGACTGGTCACCAATTTTATAATCTTCAAGATTGAAATACGGAGGACTGCTGAACGCTACACCGATAGTGTTTTCCCATTCTGGAACGAACGTTTGAGAACCGTGACACCGAATGTCATACTTTGCAGATGTACCATTTACAGTGTTGTAGTCAGTAGCCATTTGATTGAGGCGTTCTACTAACAGGGTGTTCGGATCAGTGCCATAATACTCAACATTGTTTCTCAATGACGAAAGCATTCTAACTCCCCACCCACAAGAAAAATCATAATATTTGTCGTTGATGTTATATCTACTTAAGATAGAGTCAACCGACTTGATTGGATAATTAGACGGCTTCATTGCAACGCCGCCACCACTAAGACGCAATGCTGCCTCAAAGTTCTTGATATCTGAATCGGTCTTCGGATATACCTTGTCGCTAGAAAGCACCCTGCTCCAAAAGTATCTAATCAAATCTATAGATTCAAACACTTCTTCAATTGACCAGCGCGGCGACTCTAGCTTCACTTTAGCCATGAGGTCTTTTACATAGTAACTAGTAATAGTACCTATGATAGTGCTGCCATTGTACACTGCTTCTAGATTTTTCTTAACCAAATCAAAATCAGGCTTTTCGTAATACGCAGCCTTC